AGAAAAAGAGTTGGGCGAACGGCTCAAAAACGTTCGCGAAGTGCGCCGCATCAGTCAGTTTCGGCTTGGCGAAATGGCGGAATGCGAGGGGATAAGATGAAGCACCTCGGTGATATTACGAAGATCAACGGCGCGGAGATCGAAGTCGTGGACGTTATCACGGGCGGCTCACCGTGTCAGGATTTGAGCATTGCAGGGAAACGCGCCGGATTGGCCGGCGCAAGAAGCGGATTGTTTATGGAACAGGTTCGCATCGTAAAGGAGATGAGAGAACATGACAGAGCGAACGGACGGACAGGTGACATGGTCAGACCTCGGTTTATGGTCTGGGAAAACGTGCCCGGAGCATTCTCAAGCAACAAAGGACAAGACTTCGCGGCAGTCCTCGAAGAGATTATCCGCATCGCAGAGCCGGAAGCCCCCGATATTGAAGTGCCTGAAAAAGGCTGGAACACCTGGGGGGGCTACCACGATGAAGTGGGAGGACGATGGAGCGTGGCTTGGAGAGTGCATGATGCGCAACACTGGGGAGTCCCCCAACGCCGCCGTCGTATCTCGATTGTCGCAGATTTTGGAGGAGACACCGCAGCCGAAATACTCTTTGAGCGCAAAAGCGTGTCAGGGTATCTTGAGGAGAGCGGAGCGGCGCGGGAAAGACTTGCCGGAAACGCTGAAAGCGGTGCTTCTTATGCAGTCCGAATCAGGGGGGGCTGTGACGGAGGAGGAAAAGGTGCTTTAGTGCAGGAGGACAAGAGCGGCACGCTCGGCACCGGCAACGACCAGACGATTTTCTGCATGGCGACGCAGCAAGGCGGGGCCGAGGTACGAGGCGATGACCGTGCACCGACCTTGACCGCTTCCGCAGGCATGAGCGGGAACAACCAGCCGGTTGTATGCGCCGGGTTTAAGCTCGGCAACAGCGAGCAAGCGCGAAGCATCGGCTACGCCGAGGAACAAGCCCCCACGCTGAACGCGGAGTGTGGAGGTAACAAGCCCGCGGTCGTGGCACTGGATATGACACACGCTTGTGACATCATCCGCGAGTGTGGCGAGGTCGTTCCGAGTTTGCAAGCGAGAATGGGAACAGGCGGGAACCAAGTGCCGCTGACGTATCAAATGCAGGGCTTCGGCGATTACCGAGAGGGGGACGTTGCAAGCAGTTGCAAGCAACGGGACTTTAAGGACGGAACGGACCTTGTGTGTGCCGTCGATTGTCGGAACTTTTGCGAGGGCGGAGAAACAAACGGTACATTGCAAGCAAAAGAAAGCAGAGGGCAAAGCCTGAACCTGAATAATACAGTCCGGCAGAACATGGTGGTGCGCCGCCTTACCCCGATGGAGTGCGAACGGCTGCAAGGATTTCCAGACCACTGGACTGACATCGGCGAGTGGCGCGACAGTAAAGGCAAGCTCCGCGGCAGCGCGGACAGCCCGCGCTATAAGGCCTGCGGCAACTCGATCGCGCTGCCGTTTTGGGACTTTTTGGCAAAGCGCATCAGCGCGCAGTATTTGCGCCCCGTTACGATGGGGAGCCTGTTCGACGGCATCGGCGGATTCCCGCTGGTATTTGAGCGGCACAACGGCAAGGGCACGGCGCGCTGGGCAAGCGAAATCGAGCAGTTCCCGATCGCCGTGACGAAATTGAGATTTGGGGAGGAATGACCATGTACATCGGCGAACCATTTAGCTGGAAGCCTGCCGCTTCTTTTGAAGGCAGCAACGGCATTATGAGCGTGACCACGAAAGAGGCGACTGCGCACGGGCGCGTCGTCTACATCAACGCGGCGCACCGCTACTTTACGGCGGAGGCGGATTTCAATGGAAATAAGCTCAGAGCGAGCTTCAAATTTTAACAAAAATCAGGAGGAATTTTATCATGAAAAACAATCAGGACTACATCGTTCGCTGCGACCGCGCAGGCGTGTTTTTTGGCAAGATCAAGGAGCGAAACGGCTCCGAGGTCACCATGACCGAGGTTCGCAAGTTGTGGAACTGGGACGGAGCGTGTGCCGTGGAGCAGTTGGCGCAGGACGGCACGAAAGCACCGGGCAACTGCCGTTTTACCGTGACGATCCCCGAAATGACCGTGCTGGGCGCGATCCAGATTATCCCGTGCACGGATACGGCATCGGTATCGCTCCGCGGCGTAAAGGAGTGGAAGAGATGACGCTTGATGATAAGGTCAAGGCATTCCTGTCAGTGAACTCCGGCTCCGGCTACGGCTCCGGCTACGGCGACGGCTCCGGCTACGGCGACGGCTACGGCGACGGCTCCGGCTACGGCGACGGCTCCGGCTACGGCTACGGCTACGGCTCCGGCTACGGCTCCGGCTACGGCTACGGCTCCGGCTCCGGCTACGGCTACGGCGACGGCTCCGGCTACGGCTACGGCTCCGGCTACGGCTACGGCTACGGCTCCGGCTACGGCTACGGCTCCGGCTCCGGTATTAAACGCTTCAACCGGGAGCCAGTTTATCGAATTGACGGCGTGAATACGCTGATTCGTTCCGTGCGCGGCAACACTGCGCACGGGGCAATCGTGACCAATGATTTGACGCTTGCACCGTGCTACATCGTCAAGCAGGACGGGGTTTTTGCGCACGGTGAAACGCTGCGCGAGGCAATGGAGGCGCTGCGAGACAAGCTTTTCGAGGATATGCCGGAAGACGAACGCATCGACACGTTTCTGCGCGAAACAGATTGCAAGAAAGCATACCCGACACAGTATTTTTACGATTGGCACCACCGTTTGACCGGCTCATGTGACATGGGGCGAAAGCAGTTCGCCCATGACCACGGCGTTGACCTCGAGCACGGCATGATGACGCTTACGGAGTTTTTGGAGATGACGAAGGACGCTTACGGTGGCGATGCGATTCGGAAAGTGATCAATCTGGTGGGTGCAAAGACTGCCGCACTGCGGGAAGTACAAACAAGCACACGAGGGCGCCTGTGACGGGTGCAGATGGAGGGAAATGTGATGGAACGTCTGACATTTGAGGGGAACTTCTGCGATATCGCGCAATGCCGGGAGCTTCCGTGCCCGTATAACGGCGCGTGCTCCCAGCGTAAAGTGTGGGAGCGGCTGAAAGCCTACGAGGACACGGGGCTGACGCCGGAGGAAGTTAACGATTTGGCGAGTGTGCGGGAAATACCGCCAGAAGCAGAATACGCCATCAACAAACACGCTGACAGCATCATCGAACGGCTCGACAAGTTGCTCGCGCAGACAGATGACGATGTCCGCCTGCGCGAGCTGGCCGAGGCCGACAAGGACGGGCGGCTGGTGGTGCTGCCGTGCAAGGTGGGAGATACGGTGTATGAGGTTACAAGTCGAAAAACCATAAGCAAATACCGAGTAAAGGCAATTCGCATTGAATTGTTTTGCACAGTCATTGAATGGGATATCGTAGCCGGGTTTGTTGATAAATCCATTTTCGGCGTACCGGTTGATGAACTCGGCAAGACCGTATTCCTCACCCACGAGGAGGCGGAAGCGGCATTGGAGGCGACGAAGGATGCTTGAGATATGCCCGATGACGCTAAAAGAGGCAAACGCCTATGTCGAGCGGTATCACCGCCATCATAAGCCGGTCGTAGGACACAAGTTTTCGATTGGCTGCTCTGACGGAGAGAAAATCGTGGGCGTGGCCATTGTCGGCAGGCCTGTCGCTCGTCACCTTGATGACGGGTGGACGTTGGAGGTTAACCGCTGCTGCACGGATGGGACGCGGAACGCCTGCTCTATGCTGTACGCCGCTGCGTGGCGGGCTGCTCGTGCGATGGGCTATAAGCGGCTCGTAACGTATATTCTGGAAAGCGAAAGCGGCGTGAGCCTCAAAGCGGCCGGGTGGAAATGTGTCGGTCAAGCTGGTGGGCTGAGATGGACGGGAAAACGCCGCCCAGAAGTAGACCTTTACCCTGCACAAATGAAAATTCGGTTTGAAAAGGAGGCGTTATGCTGACAATCACGATTAAAGCCAACGTCCCCGCCGCTGACGCGCAGGGCATCAAGGAGCGCATCGCCATGGACATTGAGCGATACGGCGACTGTAAGGTCGTGAGCATCACGAGCGACCGGGGACGGGAAGAACAGCTACGAATGAAAGGAGCCAAATTATGAGCATCAACATCAAGAAGTACACCAAAGACCAGATGGCGAAGATGGTGGAGGACGCGCAGGCCGAAGTGCAGGAATTAAAGCGGGTAAACGCCGCACTGGCCGAGCAGATCAGCCAGATGAACGGCGAGGCCATCACCCGCGAGAACGTGATCGCAAAGCAGAAAGCAGACGCGGACTGCCTGCGAAAAAATCTCGATGCCACTGAGGCGGCGCTTGGGCGGGCGAATGCGTGCATTGCTACCATGCAGGTTGAAAAAGACCAGCAAACGAAAGAACTTTTCGAATGGCAAGGAACCGCGCAAGCGTTGCATGATGACCTTTTGGATGCTCGAGATCGCGCCAATTACGCAGAATCCCACCCGTGGCGAAACCTGTGGGCGTGGGTGAAGAGAAAGGTAGCGCACCATGAGTAACGATCCGTTTAAGTGGAGCACGCCGCCGAGAGGGGCTGCGCCTGTCAATAGTCCGTGCATCGAGCACGACAATGTAAATCACCCCGCGCATTACACGGCGGGAGGGGTCGAGTGCATCGACGCCATCGCGGCCGCATTGACGTGCCAGAAAGACCCGATGCAAGCATGGCTGACGGGACAGGTGTTCAAGTACATGTGGCGCTGGCCGCTGAAAAACGGCAAGGAAGATCTGCGAAAGGCGAGATTCTATCTTGACAGGCTGATTAACAGCGCGGGAGATGATTGAGGTGATGCGATGAGCACGTTTCCTGACCGGCTGCGCAGATTGCGCGAACGCCATCAGCTAAAGCGCTGCGTGCTGTCCGAGCTGTGCGGGCTGAATCGCAATACCATCAAGCGGTATGAGATGGGGACGCAGAAACCGTCAATGGACGCACTAATAAGCATCGCTGATTATTTCAGCGTGTCTATTGATTATCTGCTCGGTCGATCGGACTACCCAAAAAGTTTATAAAATTTTTTTACAAAACTCACTTATAAGTGAGTCAGGGCGTTGCAATAATGAGAAAATCGAACCGCAGAGGTGTAAAAGCCTTTGCGGTTCTCTCATTTATGGCGTTTACCTCCTGCGCCATAGCGGGGCGCGGTGCTTTTCATCTTTCCGCACCGCCCTCGCAACATGCCGCACGCGCGATGCAGCCCACGATCAGGGCCGAGAGGTCGCACCTCTCATGCGGCACAGGACCCCGCGCACCTCTCAACGATGTGGCCCAGCGGGGACATATGCGGCATAGGTGCCCCGTAAGGGGAGACCACAGCGAGTGACGGGGACTTCCCCCGAAGCGCTAAAGCAGGGCAGGACTGCAATGCCGTACCAAAAGAGGAGAGCCGCTGCCTTTGGCAATGGGCAAAGCCCGCCTGAAAATGCGGCAATAATGGTTCGCGTGCGCATGGGGTGAGCGATTAAATCAGGACAAATCGGCGACAACACCGGGCGAGCCTGAGCCAGCAAGTGTATGCCCTTCGGGGAGGGGAAAGACTGCTATGTAAGGCCAAGGGGTGGGGGCTGGTAGCAAAAATAATTTGACAACACTTATTGGCGTATCAAAGCGGTAATAAACTGTGACGGGCGGATGAAATTAGACCGCAGCACGACAGCAATTAACGCAAAGAGGCAAGCAAATGTAAGCAAATGCATAGCTCAGAGAGAGAAAAGAAAATCCCCCTTATTCCCCCCTCTCTTCTTCTCCCCCTTGCATCCCCCGTATTATCTTACCCCCTATAATCCCCCAAAAGAAAAGAGAGAGAGCGACATTTTGCGCGCGAGAGCGACGAGGTGATGACATGGCTGCGCGTCTGACAGACCGGCAGAAAAAGAAAATACTGGCGGACTATGTGCAGACGAACAACTATTGCGCCACAGCGAAAATCAACGGCGTGTCCGCAACGACGGTTAAGAACCTTGTGCGGGCGAATGCCGACATTGTGGAAAAGTGCGAGCAAAAAAAAGAAGAGAACACCGCCGATGTGATGGAGTACATGAACGACCACAAAGACCTTGTGTGCGCGTTCATCGGTAAGGGGCTTGAAATGCTCAACGACCCGGAAAAGCTGGCGGCGGCGAATCTCAGCCAGATCACCACGGCGATGGGGACACTGATCGACAAGTGGGCGCTGATCGGCGGCAGTCCTGCCGACGCGGTGAGGGAAGACGCGCTCAGCCAGAGCCTAAAGGAAATGGCAAAGGAGCTTGAAAGCGATGATTAGCGCAAAGCAAGCGAAAATCCTCGCCTTTCCCTATTCCAAGTATGACGCGCTGATCTGTGACGGCGCCGTGCGTTCCGGCAAGACCTCCATCATGATGTGGGCATTTGTCCGCTGGGCGATGGAGAATTTCAGCGGTCAGCGCTTCGGCGTGTGTGGTCGCACGGTGGATAGCTGCACCAAGAACATCATCGTGCCGTTCACAGCGATGAGCCTTGCGAAGGAACGCTATATCATTCGATGGCGGCGCGGCGACAAGGTGATGGAAGTCCGGCGTGGAGCCGTGACGAACTACTTTGAGGTATTCGGCGGCAAGGACGAGGCAAGTTATACGCTGATCCAAGGCCGCACGCTGGCGGGCGTTCTGCTGGACGAGGTAGTATTGATGCCGCGTTCGTTCGTGGAACAGGCGCTTGCTCGTTGCTCTGTGGACGGTGCAAAGCTGTGGTTCTCTTGCAACCCCGGAAGTCCGCATCACTGGTTCTATCAGGAGTGGATTAAGCGACACCGCGAACGGAACACGCTATATCTGCACTTCGAGATGACTGACAACCCCGGTTTGAGTGCAAGAACGCTCGAGCGCTACGCGAATATGTATGCCGGTATCTTCTACGACCGCTATGTGCGCGGCCTTTGGGTGGCGGCGGAGGGCGTTGTCTACAAGGCCTTTGCCAACAACACCGAAAAGTATTTGATTGACGACCCTTTGAAATGGGCGGAAGAACAGGAAACGAAATTCTCTGTTATTTCCATTGGTGTTGACTTCGGCGGGACAAAGTCCGCGACAAAGTTTCAGGCGACCGGGATCACAAAAGATTATCGTGTGGTCGCGCTGGAAGAAGAATATATTAAGAACGAAGAGGTTGACCCTGACGCATTGAATAGGCGCTTTGCTACGTTCTGCCAAATGGTTACGGCAAAGTACGGATACAGCCAGACGCGAGCAGATAGCGCGGAAACGGTGCTGATTCGCGGGTTAGATCATACCGCGCAGAAGATGCACCTCGGAACGCAGGTCAAGAACGCAATGAAACTGCAAATCACGGATAGAATCAGACTTGTTGTGTTGCTGATGAAGCAGGGGAGATTCAAGGTTTCGCGAAATTGCCCGCATCTGATAGACGCACTGCAATCTGCAATTTATGATCCTGATAAGTTCGAGGACGAGCGCCTTGACGATGGAACATCTGATATTGACAGCCTTGACGCATTTGAGTACAGCATTGAGCCGTACTACAAGGAATTGGAGCGCGCAGGGCACATGAGGACGGTGAAACAGTGAATATTCGCAGAGCACTTAAAGAATTGGGCTTTGACACGATCAATAGCAAGTTCTACGACCTGATCGATGTATGGAAATCATGGTATGACGGCGATGTAAAAGACTTCCACAGTTATACGGTGTGGAATGGCATCGAAGAACTGGAATGCCACAGATATTCCGTCAACATGGGCAAGAAAGTCTGCGAGGACTGGGCAAATCTGCTGATGAATGAGCGTGTGAATATCACGCTTGAGGGCAAGAAGGAGCAGGAATTTGTAGATGCGATTCTTGCTGATAATAATTGGGAAGTAAAATCCAATGAATTGCAGGAGCGGAAATCCGCTGTTGGTACCGTCGCTTATGTTCCAATCATGGAGGATATGGGCGTTGACCCTGATACAGCAGAGATCGCTAACCCCGGAAGAATTCATATCAACTATGTAACCGCTGCAAACATCTACCCGCTGACGTGGGACAATGGCATTATTCGTGAGTGCGCTTTCGCATGGACAAAACGAGTTGATGATACAGAATACACCTACATTCAGGTGCATCGGCTGAGCGGCGGCGAATACGACATTGAAAACCACCTGTACGATGCGGAGGAAGTTCCATTAACCAGCGTGAGAGGATTTGAAGCAATTCCCCCTGTTGTCCACACAGGAAGCGCCAAGCCGCAGTTTGTCATCGACCGCCTGAACATTGCGAACTCTGATGAAGATAACCCTATGGGCGTTGCAGTGTTCGCTTCCGCCATCGACCAGCTCAAAAGCGTTGATATTACATACGATAGTTATGTGAATGAGTTTGTGCTGGGGAAAAAGCGTATCGTGGTACAGCCGGAAGCAACCAAGGACATCAATGGTAGGCCAGTCTTTGATAAGCGCGAAACGGTTTACTACGTTCTACCGGAAGATCGCGCATCTGATGGAAACATTTTGCAGCAGGTCGATATGACGCTGCGCACAGCAGAGTTTAACACCGGTATGCAAGATATGCTCAACGTATTGTCGAGTAAATGCGGCTTTGGCGAGAATCATTACAAATTCGATCAGACAAGCATTGCCACGGCTACGCAGGTCATCAGCGAAAACAGCACTATGTTCCGCACAATCAAGAAGCATGAAATTCTGCTCGAGCAAGCAATCACGGAGCTGTGTCGCATCCTGCTTCGCTTGGGCAATCGCTACATGGACGCAGGACTTGATGAGAAAGTCGAAATTTCCATTGACTTTGATGATAGCATCATCGAGGACAAGCAGACTGATTTCACCCGCGATATGCAGCTTTTGCAGGCGGGAATCATGAACGACTGGGAGTTCCGCATGAAGTGGATGAATGAAGACGAGGCGACCGCAAAGGCGGCGCTTCCAAAGATGCAGGAAATGACGACCGAGGAAGAAACGGAGGTAGAGTGATGGGATTTGGAGAAAATAATGGGACTTTTGGGGTTGTGAAAGATGAGCCGGTATCCGTTTACCCCGGAACTACTTGATGCGTTCCCAGAAGAACTGGCAGAGCTATACCGTGCTCTCGAAAACACGCTGCTTGATGAGATTTGCAGCCGATTGGTCTTCGCAGATCAGCTCAATGAAGTTACAGTGCAGGATATTCAAGCGCTGAGAATGCACGGCATTGACCTTAAAAGCATTGAAGAAGCGATTAGCAAAACAGCAGGGATTAGCAAACAAAAGCTAAATAGTTTGCTTAATGACGTTGTAGAGCGCAATCAGAAGTATTACACCGAAGTCATCGACCTTGCGCATGTAACGCAGCCAGAAACGCTTGTAGACGAGGCTGCAGTGGATGCAATTAAGCGGCAGACCCATGATACATTCCGCAATTTAACGGCTTCTATGGGTTTCCTTGTGGGCAACACGATGTTAAAGCCCGCGCGCGCTTATCAGTGGGCTTTGGATAACGCAGAAATGCAGATCCAGAGCGGCGCGATCAACTATAATCAAGCCATCAAGACGGCAGTAAAGCAGCTTGCAGACGGCGGATTGAAGGTAGTTGACTATGAGAGCGGGCATCGAGATCAAATTGATGTGGCGGTGCGCAGAGCAGTAATGACTGGCGTAAATCAAATTTGCGCTAAATATACGGAGCAGTCGGCGCAATATCTCGAAACTCCGTATTTTGAAGTTTCCGCCCATGCTGGCGCGAGAGATAAGCCGGGGCCGTCACCGTGGTCAAGCCATAAGGATTGGCAAGGCAAGGTTTACAGTATTCGCGCAGATGACATTTACCCGAGCATCTACGAGGTGTGTGGTCTGGGGGCCGTGGATGGGCTGGAAGGAGCCAACTGCCGCCACCGACGCAATGTTTGGGTCGAGGGCGTAAGTGAGCGCACATATACAGATGAACAGCTTGCCCATATTGATGATGATCTCGGCTGCGAGTTTGACGGAAAGAAATACACTGCATACGAGGCGACGCAGATGCAACGGCGCGTTGAGCGCCAGATTATCAAGCAGAAAAGGCTTGTAACAGCGTATAAGGCAAGTGAGCAAAAGGACGAATATTATGCCGCAAAAGCGAAACTGGCAAGACTGAACGCCAAATATAAGGCTTTTAGTGAAGCGGCGGGGTTGCCGCTGCAATGGGAAAGGACAAAGGTGCTGTATTGAACTGGGAAGAAGTCAAAAAGGCAATCGATGCAATTTTGAAGCGCGGCAACGATGCTGAAATACGCCGAAAAGGCGACGGGTACATTGTCTTAGAAGTCAAGAAAACAATCAAATACACTTCCGCGTAAAGGAAAACCGCCCCTTAACCGGGGCGGCACATCGGGGAATTTATTCTGTCGTCGAATCCACAAAGCTTTTGGCATATTCTTCAATCCTCGTCGGATGCAAATTGTCATCAATCAGTGCGACAGAAATGTTACTCGGCCTGTTTGACCAAAGCTGTAAAACCTCACGCCCCCAATCAACAATCCAACGATTCAGTCGATCTTCTCTCATTACTGCTGTAACAGCGATGCAAATAGCAACCGGCACGCGTCCATGTTTCTTTAAGGTGTCATTAAAAGACCTAATGACATTAGGTGTGGATAAGTCTTTATTAGCCGCCTTAACGCGGGAAAGAAGTTCGAACTTTGCGTCTCGGCTTCCGTCTCCGTTTGCCTTTCGGACTTCTTTAGCAAGTTCACGATCTATCATTATGTTTCCTTTCCGGCTTTTGCCTGTCACATTTGTTCCTTGTGAGTACATGATAATATAAGTTTACTTATATTTCAAGATGGGATATTCAACAATAAATTGCAGATTGGATTGTTGAAAGTGTATAAGTTGACTTATTGCAAGGAATGTGATACCATGTTGCAAAAGGAGGTTTGCAGTATGGCAACAGAGGCGCAGATAAGGGCAAGCACGAAGTACAACCGAAAACAGGACACCATAACGGTGAGGATGGATAAAGAAATTGGCAAAAAAATACGCGATGCCGCAGAACGGCAAGGCGTAAGTGTGAAAGAGTTTATTCTTGCGGCGGTAATGCCGCACATCAACGATAAGTAAATAACATCTTCCGCGCAATAGGGCGCGGAAAAGGGCAATAGGAGCCAGCTATCGAGGTTTTCTCGGTGGTTGGCTCTTTTGTTTTAGGTAAAACCCGCGAGGTACAGCGGTTTTATACAACGTTCGCCCCCGAAGAATTGGGGCCAAGGAAAAGGAGAACGAACAACATGGCGAAATTTACGAGAGCGGAAATCAGAAATATTCTCGGCGAGGCTTGCACCGAAGAGATCGAAAATCGCTTGGTTGCGCTGCATCTGGGCGTGGTCGACCCCCTCAAGGACGATCTCACAAAGTACAAGGCGGACGCGGAGAAGCTGCCCAGCGTTCAGAAGCAGTTGGATGACCTCAAGGCAGCGGGTGACGGCGGTTATAAAGAGAAGTACGAGAAGGAACACTCGGCCTTTGAAGCCTTTAAGACCGACATCACGGCAAAGGAAAGCAAGGCGGCGAAGGAAAAGGCCGTGCGCGCTTACTTTGAGAGCAAAAACATCACCGGCGCGAATTTGGACCTTGCCATGCGTGGCTGCGGCGAAGAAATGGCCGCATTGGAGCTGGACGGAGAAAAGATCAAGGACACCAAGTCTCTTGATGCGCTCGTAGACGGCACTTACAAGGGGCTTGTCTCCAAGCAGACCGTTCGCTTCGACACTGGCGCGCGCTTTAACGGCGGAGGGAAACCGATGACAAAGGACGAGATCATGCAAATCACTGACAGAGCAGAGCGGCGCGCTGCAATCGCCGCAAATATGGATTTGTTTAGAAAGGAAGAATAAAAATGGCTGCTGATCCTAAACTCATTAAGAAAGCTGACCTCGCGCGTGTGCGCGAAATTGAATTTACCGAAATGTTCGGCTATTCCATCAAAAAGCTGATGGAGGCCTTGGGTGTGACCCGCAAGATCGCAAAGCAGGCTGGCACCGTGCTCAAGAGCTACAAGGCTACCGGTACGCTGGAAGATGGTGCCGTGGCGGAAGGTGAAACCATTCCCCTGAGCAAGTACAAGACTGAGGCTGTGAACTATCAGGAGATCACGCTTAAGAAGTGGCGTAAGGCTACCTCTGCCGAGGCAATCACAGACCGCGGCTACGATCAGGCGGTGGAAATGACCACCGACGAAATGCTCAAGGACGTGCAGAAGGGCATCCGTAAGGACTTCTTTACGTTCCTCGCCACCGGCACGGGGACGGCAACGGGCGCGACCTTCCAGGCGGCTCTTGCGCAGGCATGGGGGCAGCTCCAGGTGCTGTTCGAGGACGACGAGATCGGTGCGGTGTATTTTCTGAACCCGCTGGACGTTGCTGACTACCTCGCAAGCGCAAACATTACCTTGCAGACCGCGTTCGGCATGACTTACGTTGAGAACTTCCTCGGCCTTGGCACCGTGATTCTCAATTCCAGCGTTCCCAAGGGCAAGATTTACGCCACCGCCAAGGACAACATTGTCCTGTACTACATTCCTGTGAACGGCGCTGATCTTGGCGAGGTGTTCGATTTCACCTCCGACGCCACCGGCTATATCGGTATCCATGAGGAGCCCGATTACACCAACATGACCGCATCTGACACCGTTATCAACGGCATGGTTCTTTTCGCTGAGCGTATCGACGGCGTGGTGGTCGGCTCTATCACTCCGGCGGTGGGGGGCTAACTGAACTGCTGAATGAGCCTGACCCTGACACCCCGGCTTTCTCCGACATGACAAAAGCTGAAATGCTTGCGTATGCCGATGAAAACGGGGTGGAAGGGGTCAGCAGTTCAATGAAAAAGGCTGAAATTCTCGCAGTTTTGGAAGGAGGGCACTGATGACTTACGCAGACTTTGAATACTACTCCGGCACCTATATGGGCGCTGTGAGTGAAAATGACTTCCCGCGTCTTGTTGTCCGCGCCAGCTCCTTCCTCGATTACTACACGCGCAACAAAGCCAAAGACCACGCCAATCTGGACGCGGTGAAGATGTGCTGCTGTGCGCTTGTTGACAAGTATGCAGTCATTGAATCAGCGCAGGCGCTTGCCATGAAGAACCTTGCCAGCGCTGCGGCAAATGACTCGGAAGTCAAAAGCGAAACGGTAGGCAGCTATTCCAGGACGCTTGCGACTGGCGGCGAATCCGCGCTGTCTGCACTTAATGCGACGGACGGTGCGAAGAAACTGCTTGCGGAAACGTGCATGGAATACCTTGCCCATACCGGGCTGCTGTATCGCGGAGGTGGTTGTAGATGTACGCTCTCCACACTGTAACAATTTACAACATTGTGCAGGAGATCGACCAGACAACGCTTGATGAGGTCGAAAAGGTCTATACCACAATCCTGCGTGGCGTGATGTTGCAAGCGTCGAAGGGCGTGAACGTGCGCGAGAGCGGGCTTGAAAGTGCGGACGCTGTGAATCTGGATATCCCGTTCGCCGTAGAAGCGGTGGACGGGGTAACAGGTAAACCGAAAACTTACATCGGCCCGCAATCGTTTTTCAAATCGACGGACAAATCCGACCTGTGGACGCTCTCATACAAAGGAAACGGTGGCATGACGTGCTTTGTGAAGGGTGAATTCGTTTCGGACGACATGACCGTCGTACTGAGCCATGACGATTGCTACAACGTGACCAAGGTTGACGCTATGGACTACGGTAGCCCCGATATGCAGCACTGGGAAGTCGGAGGTGCGTAATGGGCATCAAGTTTTCCGTGCATACCGTGCATACCGATGGAATGGACGTTGTAAGGGCTGCCATTGCAAAGGCTTGTACGCGCGCTGAGCACGTTTTAGCCGAGCAGATGGAGAAAGACACTCAGCCCTTTGTGCCGATGCTCACAGGCTCGTTAACGCAGCGTACGAGGGTAGTTGGCAACGACATCATCTACCCCGGCCCTTATGCGAGGTTCCTGTATTACGGGAAAGTCATGGTTGACCCAAATACCGGCAGCACATATGCGCCGAAAGGCGGTACAAAGGTCGTGACTGACCGCAATTTAGTATTCAACCACACAGCGCACCCACAAGCACAAGCCCATTGGTGCGAAGCATCGAAAGCACAGAACCTTGATAAATGGTTGCGAGTAGCAGAAAAGGCGGTGAAGAAGCACGGAACAGATTAAAAAGACGGTATCGGCAGCGGAAGAGGATCAAGTCTCCAGAAAACTGCTTGCGTGGTTAAACACATTTCCTGACAAGCCGGTTGATTTGATTCGGTTCGAATTTCTTCCCGCCGATACTGCGGCGATGGCGCTGTCTACGATTCAAGCGGCATACATCGTACAGAAATATATCCTCGGTGGATATCAGGCGGAATACCAATTCAAGGTCATCTACCGCATGAAACCGGGGAACAGCAACGACAAACGGCTCAAAGCTGACGAGCTGCTTAACGCCTTGGGCGATTGGGCAACAAGCGAAACGCCACCTGACATTGGAGATGGTCGGAGCGTCATCCGTATTGAGCCGACAACGCGATCCTCTCTTTTTGCCGTGTATGAAAACGGTGATGAGGATCACCAAATCCTTATGAAAATGAACTACGAGGTGATTAAAAATGGCTGATACGACATTTAACACTCCAGCGGGGCAGGCCCCTGACAGAGAAAGTTTAGTCGCATTTCTAAATGTTGCGTCATCTTCTGGCACTCCGGAGTGGTCTCCGTTGGGCGAAGGCGTTACTGATTCCAGTATGGAATACGACTGGCAGAAAGATTCTTCGAAGGATATTCGAGGTGTGACGAGAACGACGGTGAGAAAGCCTATCATTACTGAAGACTTTGATACGTCTCGGCTTGATTCTGGCAGCAAGGCTATCAGTAAGCTTTGGAATTTGGCCGTCAAAGAGCAAAACCCGGCGGCTCTGGCGAATCAGGATATGCTTGTTGTTCATGCCTATGCTGGCACGGAAAAAACGGCAGCATTTGCAGAACGCTATTCGTCCTGCACGGTTCTTCCTACGCGCGTCGGCGGCGAAGGTGGCGGTGCTGTCGACATGGATATTTCCGTGACGTTCGGCGGTACGCGCACGATTGGCACTGCCGCTATTGATGGCGACACTGTTACGTTTACCGCAGATTAACAACTCATAGAGGGCTGGCATCTGTCAGCCCTCATTTTGGAGGAACGTATGGAACTCAGTTTTGATTCTGGCGTAAAAGAATATACCATTCGCGGCGTGAACGGCGTTGTAACGGTGCACTTTAACCCTGCGGATGTTAACTTTGCAAAGAAAGCATATAAAACCTTTGATGATCTGCGCAAGAAACAGGAGGCCCGTGCAAAGACGCTCGAAAAAGATATTCCCGATGATGAGCTTTTCGACATGGTCGATTCTCTCGACAAGGAAATGCGCGGCATCATCAATGACCTGTTTGGGCAGGATATTGCCGACACTCTTTTCGGCAGTGTCAACGCTTATTCCGCAGCCAACGGCGCACCGGTATGGCAGAACTTTATGACTGCCATTATCGAGCAGTTTGACGAAGCGGTGAAGCGTGAACAGGCGCTTGCCGATGAGAAAATCCGCAAGTACACGCAAAAATACCGCAAATGATGTACGATCTTCCGACGTCACTGAACGTCTGCGGCGTTGATTATGCTATCCGATCGGACTATCGTGCGGCGTTGGACGTGCTTGCGGTATTTGCTGCGGTCGATTTGGACAATGGCCAAAAGGTTCTTGCTGCGCTGGATATTTTCTATCCTGATTTTTTGCAAATGCCGGACGAGCATATTCCAGATGCGGCGAAACAGATGACATGGTTTCTCGACTGCGGCGATGAGGGCGACAACAGGAAACGCCCAAAACTGATGGATTGGGAGCAGGACTTTCAATACATTGTGGCTCCCATCAACCGCGTTGTCGGGCAAGAAATCAGGGCAATCCCGTATTTGCATTGGTGGTCATTCGTCTCGGCGTACTATGAAATCGGGGATTGCTTGTTTGCAAACATCGTGCGAATTCGAAATCTGAAAGCAAAAGGGAAAACGCTCGACAAGGCCGACCGCGAGTTTTACCGCGAGAATCGGCGCATTGTTGACTTAAAGCGGACGCTGACCGAGGAAGAGAATAACACAATCAACGCGTGGCTGGGCAAAAAAACGCCCGACGCAAAATAGCATCGGGCGAAATAGTTACTTGTTTGCAATGAATGTAATTTCGTTTCCAGACCAAAAGTCGGGAGTAAAGCGAATTTCAATTTCTTTCCAGCTTTTGGGGACTTCGTATCCGACAACACCGGTCATTTTCTTACCGGCAGCAACGGCTCCATCTAACTGGGTTTTATCGGTTGCGATGGTGGCCGAAATGCTCAGGTTTGTCGAGTAGTCATCAACATAGGCGTTGAACGATGCGATAGAGCTAACGGCAATATCTTTATCCGACTGGTTATCAATGGAGAATTCACAAAGCAAAAACACATCGCCGTCATCAGGGGTGTTGAACTGCGATCCATTGCTTTCAGTGCAGGAATCAAACTTTACACTGATTCCGTTTAGCTCGGCAGTTTCTCCAACGCCAAACGTTTGTTTCTCTGCGGTAGGATCATCGCCCATGTCGTTTAATGCGGCGGCAATCATGCAAATGCCGAAAATAGCAATGATAATCCCCAACACCGGGTGGCGCTTTTTCTGCTTGGCTCCACACTGCGGGCAAGTGGTAGCGGATTTTGCGATAGATGCCCCGCATACCTTGCAAGTAGTCATCTTATCCATTTTTCATTCCTCCTTGCCATTATTTATGGCTGCTTGGATGATATCACGCAAAAAACCAAAAAGCAAGAAGGTGATATTATGGCTGACGGCGAAGTCGTATTTGAAGCGACTATTAGCGACAAAAAACTCCATCAGGAGTTGAACAAAGTAAAAAGCAATATCGAATCCCTGCAAAAGGAATTCAACCGGCTCGGCGACCAGAAAACGCCGATGGAAGACCGGCTGCGCAACATCGGCGCAGAGCTGGATGCGGCAAAACAGGTGCTTGCCGATATGCGCACAGCGCCAAAAGGCACGTATGAGAAAATCGACGTGTCCGAGCAGGCCGAGCGCGTGCGAATGCTGCAAAGCGAATTTAACAAAACTGCAAATAGCATTGATAAGCTCAACGAAAAGATCAACAAAACCGGCGATAAGATTTCCGACGCGAAAACGCAGGCAGTCGAGCTAACACAGCAGATTGAGGGCAGAGCCAAAGGCGCAGGGCTGCGCAATGCAACCGAAGCGGCGGCAGATTCCATGAAAGTATTTGGGCAGCGCTTAAAATCCGTTGTCCGCAGTGCGCTTGTGTTTACGGTTATTACTCAGGCACTATCAAAGGTGCGCGACTGGGTAAAGAACGTCGTAATGGTAAACTCCGAGGCAAGAGAATCCATTGCGCAGCTTAAAGGAGCGCTTTTGACGTTGGCACAGCCTCTTGTAAGTGTAATTGTTCCCGCCTTTACACTGCTTGTAAAAGTTATCACGGCAGTAGTCTCGCAGATCACGCGCCTTGTGGCGCTTATCTCCGGCAAGAGCGTCAAGGCAACTGCTAACTCAGCAAAGGCGCTGAACAAGGAAACCAATGCATTAAAGGGAACGGGCAGTGCCGCGAAGAAAGCGGCAAGTCAGCTTGCGGCGTTTGATGAGATCAACCAGATTTCCACCGATACCGCAAACGATGCGGGCGGCGGTGCATCCGCTGACGCAATCACTCCGGACTTTAGCTACATGGACGACATCAGCGACCGCTTAAAAAAAATCGCCGATGCAGTCATGCTCATTGCGGCAGGCTTAGCGCTGTGGAAAATTAGCAGCAGCTTGCCGGGTGTGCTTGGCACTATTCTACAAAAGCTCGGCGGCATCCTCATTGCTGTTGGCGGATTGATTCTTCTGTGGGACGGTCTATCCGACGCATGGAATAACGGCGTTAACTGGGGGAATCTGCTCGAAATGCTTGCAGGTACAGCGGCGCTTGCAGGGGGGCTTGCAATTGCATTCGGCAAAGTCGGTGCGGGAATCGGCCTTGTAGTGGCTGGCGCAGCAATGATTATCACAGCGTTTAAGGACATTTGTGATAACGGTGCAAATCTCCAAAATACGCTGTTATTGATTGCTGGCATTGTGGCAACGGGGCTGGGGTTCTTTTTCTTGACCGGTAGCGTCATCCCACTTGTGATTGCGGGAATTGCTACGGTAGTTACCGCTGTACTTGCGCTGACTGGCAATCTGACCGAGTTTGCGAGAAACCTTAAAGATAACATCCTTGGCGGTATTATCCAGTTTATCAAGGGAGTGTTCACTGGTGACTGGAATTCTGCATGGGGTGGTGTCAAAAAGGTATTTAAAGGCATCTGGAACAGCATCGTCATTATTGCCGAAAGCGCGGTTAATGCCATTATCAAGGGATTAAACTGGCTTATCAGCAAGATCAACACGATTAAGTTTACCGTGCCGAGTTGGGTTCCTGGCATTGGCGGCAAAAGCATCGGCGGGCATCTTTCCTCGCTTTCTGAAGTACATCTTCCGCGTCTGGCAACCGGTGCAGTCATTCCGCCCAACAAGGAATTTCTTGCTGTACTGGGCGACCAGAAGAGCGGAACGAACATCGAAACGCCACTTGCAACGATGGTCGAAGCATTTAAGCAGGCTATGGCGGAATCCGGCGGCGGTGCAACCACTGTTGTTATCCAGCTCGACGGCAAGGAGATCGCACGCAGCACCGTGAGGAACATCAACAACATGACGCGCGCGGCGGGTAAGCCCGTGCTGCTGTACTAAGGAGGGGTAACATGGAAGTCCTTATTATCAACGGCACGGACTACTCGTCCGCAATCGCAACGAAAGGCTACGGGTGGAGCAGAAACGACCTTGACAGCGACAAGACCACCCGTACCAAAGACGGCAAAATGCGGCGCGACAAGATCACCACCAAGCGAAAACTGAGTTATACAACGCGCTCCGTCAAGCGTGACGTGCTGGCAAAACTTGACGACGATCTGAACAAAACCACCTGCACTGTCCAATACCTTGATTTGCATGGCGTCAGAACCAGCACGTTTTACTGCTCGTCGATGGAATGCACGCTTGAAGAAGCGGCGGACGACAATGAGGTGTGGGGCGGCGCAACGTTTAACCTGATCGAGGTGTGACATGGGGCAGACAACAAGTGCGCTGTGGCGCGAGCTACTTCACAAACCCGGAACAGAACGAGAGTACAAATTTGACGTTGCGGGCACGGAATATGGCAAAGACGCGGAAGTTTCGCACTCCGTAGAATCCCAACTGTTTGAAGAATTCGGCATCGGAAACGCTTGCTGCGCAACATTAAAACTGGCACTGTATGCGGACAACGTACCGCGCGCTGCGACAGTCAAGCGTTATCTCAGGCTTGTTAATGGCGGTCAGGCGACAGAATGGATCCCCAAAGGCGTGTTTTTTACCAACCGCCGTTCCTGCGATGGGAATTATTGGGAACTCGAAGCATACGACGCTATGAGGAAAGCTGACGTTGTATGGGAGCCAGACCAGTCGCTTAACTTCCCGATGGCCATGCCTGACGCTGTAAACATCTTTTGCCGGTTGATGGGCGTGGAGCTGGACAGCCGCACAGCGCTCAATAGCTCATATACCATCGACTATCCTGCAAACGATTACACCATCCGCAACGAGTTGTGCTTTATCGCAGCGGCGCACGGGGGGAACTGGATTATCACCGATGCAGGGAAACTATTGCTTATTCCGCTGTTGTCCATGCCGAGCGAGACAAACTATCTCATTACAGAAGCGGGCAACGCTATTACATTCGGAGGGGTGAGAATCCTTGTCTGAAAAGTATTATGTCGGCAGAGACGTTACAAGTTTTTCCGACAAGGGCAAGTACAAGCCTATCTCCCGCGTAACGTTGCTTGTGGACGACGAAAATAGCCTGACGGCGGGCGATGATACCGGCATGGAGATTATCGCAAGCTGTCCTCACTCCACGCAGCCAATGGTAAACGCTTTATTGCAAACCATGAAAGGCTACCAGTATCAGTCATACGAAGCAGGCGCGGCAAACATCGATCCAGCGGCAGAGCTGGGGGATGGCGTGACAGTTGCGGGCGTGTACTCTCCGTTGTCTAAAATCTCCGACGATGGCCGCGGATATGCTGGTATTTCGTCCCCCGGAGAAGCGGAGATGGAAGACGAATATCCGTCCGATGGGTACATCACGCAGGAATTCAACCGAAAGATTGCCGAAACACGTTCGACTATCACCAAGACCAGCGAGGAAATCAACCTCAGAGTGGAGCATATCGACGGGCGGGTATCGGACATCAATCAAACGGTTGATGGAATCAGCTTATCCGTCACGTCAGCATCCAACCCGGATGGCCAGACGACCGCGACGATCACGCTCAAAGTCGGGCCAAACAACTACACGGGCTACATCAAGCTCGACGGAAACGTGGACGTCTCCGGTCAGCTTTCGGCGGACGCGCTGTATTCCGCGCTCGGCGAGATCGCGGACTTGAGCGTCAACCGGCTGTCGACCTCTCGCCGGGTGGTCAAGTACCTCGCTGGCGACACAACGGATGACAATTTTATTCGCGTGGCAGAGCAGAGCCTTGAGTTTGTGGCGGGCATCGCCAAGAGCACGACGGAGCAGGCCAAAAACCCCAACGGGGAGCTGATCTACTGGGAGGCAGACCCCGCGGGCGCATCTATTGGCTCGGACGGGTACCCCTACGCAAACGGCGAGCGCATTTTCACGACCACCAAGCAGACGAGCTGGCCGGTGATGGTCTATCAGTACGAGGAGCAGGTCAAGCGCGCGATCTCGTTTGAGTCGGACGGCCAATACTACTACCCTGTGGACGTCTTCGGCGCGGGCGACAACAACGGCAAGCAGCGCGGCTACCTCGTCAAGCGACAAAACTCGCTGGAGCTGACGTACGAGACGAGCACGGGCAAACAACTCGGGCTCGCCGCGCGGGATGATGGGTATATGGATCTGATGGGGGTAAGGAAAACCGTTGGGCTTAACTTTTCCGGATGGGACAAGGGCAGCTGGGGTGTTCTGCTGGAAGGCGTTACGGAAATGCTGAATTACGGCGTCACGCTGAACAGTGCGGGAGTCCCGGTAAAGATCACATACCCGGATGGGACGGACTGCCCAATCTACTGGTAGGAGGCGGCAATGGTGATCAAACACAAAAAGAGCTTTTTAACAGGATATCTGACCGGACAGGCAATCAAGCGCGGGTTCAATGGCACGTTTGACGCGCACCGCCCGGACGGCAGCGGCACGCTGCGCGGCTATGATGCAGCCAGCTTTAAAGCAGGGCTGGCCGCGGGGCTGTGCGGAGACGGATATTTGCTGCCGTACACGCCGCCGGAGAAAAAACCTGGGATATTTGACGTCGAGGTCAACTGTGATGAGGTCATCATCGACCTGTATCTGCGCAATGCCCGCGGCGAGGCAACCGCGCCGAGTATCTACGGACTGCAAGACATGGGGGGGTGGCTGCGGGACAACAATGTCAAGACTATCAGCGACTTCTATGCCTTCTGCGAGCGCACAGCACCGCACTTTGGTGGGGTGTTTAGCAAGAAAAATGCAGCACGGATTACGGCATTGTTTTATAACCGCTCTTATTTGCACGAGATATGTGCAAAAAAAACTCTCCCCTTCTCCTATCTCATTCGCGATGCTTATATGGCCGGCAAGATGACCTGGGAACAGTTTATGGAAAACAAGCTTTCCGTGGATTCCCGCCTGGACAACTGGACATTCACACTGACACATCATGTAAAAGCAAACTGCGGAGCAAGTGGCACAGCAGCTTTGACACCGGTATATGTTATTAAGACCTATGTTCTTTGCCCTGGGAGGTATAGGTTCTCATTCATTGAGACAGTGTCTCCTCCATTTGACGATGACGACACTTCTAAGGCATGGGTGGCAGTTGCTGTCCCTGGAGTGTTTGGCAATACAAGTAACCTAAAAACGAAACACAGACAAGGTGACCTTTACTATCTTGCATCTGGAGAGAGCCTCGAGTTTGACGTCCCAGTAGGGTCTATGAAGCATTCGTACCTCTACATCAATCTGTGGCCATGGCCGCCTTTTAAGGTGGACGGATATAATGCTATGACGGATCAGGCGCACCGCAGCTATCATGCGGGGATGACTCACATTCAAACGCTTGCTATGGATCTGCAGCTTGTTGAGATCTATCCGATGCACACACCGGATAAAGAGGTAAATTTGACAAGACTGCTCCGGGCGGTTGATGCCCTCGATGATTATAGAATCAAAAACGAAGAACTCGACAGACTCGAAGATCTTACACTGGTGGATGAATACAAGCTGCTGGTCAGTGGTTCGCCACGTGATCCAAAGGTATACCGGGCGACTGCAGCAAAAACAAAACACGGTGTTGGAGAGGACGATCTGCCAAAAGCACAGATCCTCACTCTTGCAACGGTTGAAAGTGGCATGAACGAGGTAAACGCCAGTGGAGTGGAGACACCGGTCGACGCAGTATCTCTTAGCCTCGTTCTGGGGGAGGCTGCACCGGGGCTGTCTTACCAGAAACACCAGATCGCAGGAGAAAAACTGAATTTGATCAATTCGTGGACTGCTCCGATCGTACGGAGGAGGGATGAGGAGAAGTGAGAAAGGCGAAAGAGACGTGCGGGGCGGTGATCGCATATACCCTCAACCTGATCGACCTGTCGTGCACGCTTTGGGCGCTGCGTCATGGAGCGGTGGAGCTAAACCCGCTGATGCAGAGCGTGACGGTGATGGTGGGCTACAAGGTCATCATCGTGTGGGCGCTGCTGTGGTGGCTCTCTACCCGGCGGGAGAGGGCGGCGCGGTATGCGCTATACGTTGCTGCCGTGGTCTACGGTGCGGTGGACGTGTACCATATAATCAATATTTTACGATAAGGAGGGCAACATGGACAAAACCATTGACGATCTGCTTGCGGCGGAAACTGTAACGGCGGATGATCTCTTTGTGGCGCAGCAAAATGGGACGGCAAAAAAGGTGTCCGGTGGCACTTTGCGCAGATATTTTGGGCAGGAATCCGGGTTACCAAAGCCTGATGGCGCGGAAGAAGGCGCTTTTCTTCGCATACGGAATAAAAAATGGGTGGCGGAAACCGTGCCCGCGGCGGAAGGAGGTACGTTCTGATGGCGGAATATCTGGTACAGGGCGAAAGCATTACGGCAGTTGCGGACGCCATTCGCGAGAAGGGCGGGACAACCGCGCCCTTGAGCTTCCCGGCGGGGATGGCTGAGGCAGTGCGGGGCATCCCGTCTGGCGGGACTGATATCTCCCTTGGCTTGACGGCTGCAACAGTGGGCCAGACCATCAAGGTCAAGGCCGTTGACACCGAGGGAAAGCCAACTGCGTGGGAGACGGTGGATATGGCGGGCGGCGAAACGTGGGAAAAAATTGCGGAAATCGATTTCGATGTCGATGCTGCAAACGATGTTTCCGTGTGGGAATACAATAACCTTCCAAGCTACAAAGAACTCGCGTACAGAAAAGTAAGTTTGGTTGGCAGAACTGAGACTAACTCTGGTATATCAATTTCTATCAATAGTAGCCGTCCGCAATCCAGCGGTATTGAGTATTCCAAAAAAGGCGGACAATATAGTGGTTGGGGAGAGATTTGGCTGCTTCCATTAGGATGGGTTCATGCTTGCTTCCAAAATGCAGTCTCGCCAGATAACAACGGAATGGGTCCTTTTCAGACGGTGTATCACCCAATCCCGTTTGACGGAGAAAGCATTACAAGCGTAAGGCTTTTCGCTCACCCGACATACAAGATTGCAGGCGGAAAGCTATTACTGTACGGGAGGAAATGACGAACATGAAAATTTGTGAAAACGGCATCTACCGCGATATGACCGCTGAAGAAATCGCGGAGCTTGAAAAGTTAGCAACCGAACAGCCCGCGCCTGAACCTACGCCAGAGGAGCGTATCGCGGCGCTGGAAAAAGACAACGCTGAGTTACGTGAGGCAATGGAGGCACTATTAAGCGGGGTGACAGCATGAGCAAGCTGAGGGAGCGAGTCATCGCGTACAACACGGAGGTCAAGACCGCACTGCAAGCAGTCTACAACGACCTCAATCGAGGGCAGCAGAAGAAACTGCTGCGCAATCCCGCCATCCGCGCCATGTTTGAGCGGTATGGCGTGGAGATTGAAGAATAAGGGAGAAAGGGAGCGGGATATGGATAATGCAAAGCACTACGATGATGCAGAGATCGCGCTGATCGAAAGTCGATGCAAAAGCAATACGCACCGCATCAACGAGCTGGCCGAGCATCAGGCCGCGCTTGATAGGCTCGCTGCATCGGTCGAGGTGCTGGCAACAAAGCAAGAGACGGTCGAAGGCGACGTGAAAGAGATCAAAGAGGACGTGAAAGCCATCACGGGCAAGGCGGGGAAACGGTGGGACAGTCTGGTCGACAAGGCTCTCGCGGCGCTGGCGGGCGCGTTTATCGCGTGGCTGCTGTCGGGGGTAGCCTTATGAAGAAGCTGAGAAAGCGGGACAAGTACGTCATCGCGGCAGTGCTCAACCTCTGCTGGTACTGCATTGCGGTGCTCGTATTGACCGCGCATGACAAGGTAGTGCCGGACAGCCTGACCGTCGCGTGGTTCGCCGCGTGGACGGCAGAACTCGGCCTGCTGGCTGGAATCAAAATCAAGGGAAAGGACGAATAACATGAACGAATTACTGAACAAGAGAATCGCAAACCTTCTCAGCGTGAAGAGCCTTGTGACGATTGCGCTGACGGCGACCTTCTGCGCGCTGACAGTACAGTCGAAGGTGACGCAGGAATTCAACACCGTGTACCTCATGGTCATCGCCTTCTACTTTGGCACGCAGAACGCGGCGGGCAGCGCGAAGGGAGAGTAAAAGCATGGCGAGAGCAGAAGACATCCTTGCCATCGCGCGCAAGGAGATCGGCATGGTGGAGCAGCCGGGCAACCGCCAGAAGTACGGCAAAGCCTACGGCATGGACGGCGTGTACTGGTGTATGCAGTTCGTGTGGTGGTGCTTCCAGCAGGTGGACAAGACGCTCTTCTATGGCGGCGGGAAGACCGCGAGTTGCGGCGAGCTGATGAACTACGCCAAAGCCCACGGCCAATGGGTCACATCCGGCTATCAGCCGGGCGACGTGCTCATCTATGACTTTCCCAACACGAAGGTCAAGACCGACCATACGGGCATCTGCGAGAGCGTGAGCGGGCAGTACGTGATCGCCATCGAGGGCAATACCTCCAACGGCAACACCGGCAGCCAGAGCAACGGCGACGGGGTGTATCGCCGCAAGCGCAAGCTGTCGCTGGTGCTGGGCGCATACCGCCCAAAGTATGAGGCGAGCTACCGCGAAATGCTCAAGAAGCGCTCCGGCCTCGAGGACAAGACGATGGACTACCTCGCGGCCTACAAGTACGGCAGCGACCTCATCCGCAAGTTGGCAACGATGAAATAATTGTGCCCGAATCGGGCACGGAAAGGGAAACGGGCGGGAGACCTGCAACGTCTCCCCTCGCGTGAGCGCTCTGCAAGCCCCGGTGCACAGCATGGACAAGCAGCACCGAGCGATCCGCGCACAGTTATCCTCTATGGCCCCCAAGCGGGCCGTGGCGTATATCTTATCGTTTGAGCTGCCAGCGGACGAGGCGGCGTGCCTCATCGAGTGCGACGTGCGGCGCAAGAGCTACGCACAAGTGTGCGAGGCGCTGCACCTGTCGCCGGAGGCGGTCAACCGCTGCCGCAGGCGGGCATACCAAAAAATGGCAGACGGACAAAGAGAGCACCGAGGTTAATCGGTGCTCTCTTTTTATTCGTTCGGTTCGAGCTGGATGACCGTCCATCCGTGCCACCGACAGTGATTGTATGACGCGGCATACAGCATCTTGGCCGTACGCTTGGCCTCATACTTATCCTCTGGGTCAATGCCAAACAGCTCCACATGATCTCTGACAAATTTCGATAAGTTTTTGATCTCCCACTCACGAGCACCGTTTGATACTCGATACCATTTTGCACGGATATTGGTCTCATATGGCCCTGTCAACGGGGATTCCAGCAGCGCCTTAACTCGAGCGGCTGGGGATTGCTGGGCCTCTGCCATAGCACAGCCGCAGGACGTGGTATGCCCGGTCATAAGATTCCTGCCCGATACGTCGGTCCCTTTGCCGCAATCGCATCGGCAGAGCCATTTTGCCCGACCGTATTTATCCGGCTCCGCAGGCTCAAGCACAGTCCAGTGCCCAAAAGTCTGCCCTGTTAGGTCATACGTGCCCATTACAGCAGCTCACTTATATCCACACCCAGCGCGTCGGCGAGCGCAAATAAGGTTTTTGCAGCCATATTGCCCGTCTCGATCTCGCCGGATTCAACTTTCTGGATCTGCCGGATATAGATGCCGGATTTTTGAGCCAGCTCGGACTGCGTCATGTCTGCCATGCGGCGAGACCACTCAAGCTTAGTGATGGGGCGGTTGTGGCAGTCCCGCCCGTAGTTGACCAGAGAACAGGCGGTGCAGTCGCCGTCCGCCCGCTGGCAGTCGCTATACTTTCGTCTCATATCGTAGTCACCTTCTTTAGAGGAGATCGTAGCCGACGAGAGGGACGCTGCCGTATTCGTCCGGCTCCTGACCATACACGGGACGGAGGAGGCGGCCCTCGTCGATGTCCCATTCCTCACCGTTCCAGCAGTCGTTGCCGTACTGCTGAAGCCATTCGCCAAGAGCGGCGAGATTTTCGTCGGTGGGGTTTTTAGTGGCCGCCTCGCGGAGTTCTTCATATCTGTATTCGTTCATGATGTTCTTCCTCCTGTAAGTTTTATAAATCGAGTATGGTCGCGCCGCCGTTGCGGGCGTCGACAATGTTGCTGATCTCCTCGTAGCAGGTCGCAGGGTCCGGCTCGCCGCCCTCCCAGTCGTCGGCGATGGGGTCGCCGCCCGCATTGAGCGCGTCCAGCGCCCCAACGACCAGAGCGCGGTCCGCGTCACAAAGGTAGTAGATGCAGGTGCCGTTCTCGCCCATGACAGCGAGGTGCAGCCGGCCGGCATTGTCTTCATAAATGCTGTAATTGTACTTCATTTTCGTTTCCTCCTGAGGTTTTCCCTCTTGCTTTATGTGCTTAGTATACGCCAATATTGGCGTAAAGTCAAGAGTTTTTTGAGCTTTTTGCAAAATATTTTTTGACCAAATATTGACCAAAGACTGACCATTTGGCAAACGAATTTTATGGCATCATAAAAACAGAATAAGAAAGAAGGTGCGCGAGATGTACGAACGACTTTTGGCTTGTGGATTTACCGAGCAAATGGCGATGGACATTCTCGCGCTTTTTCCTGACCCTGACGAGCTGAGAGCATACGTCTACTTTGCAGAGATGTTCCATGTATAGCTATTTCAACCCGAATCCAAACGGGCGCAACGTCAGCGACTGCACCGTGCGCGCGATCTGCAAGGCGACGGGGAAGGACTGGGGCGAAGTTTATTTGTCTCTGTGCATACAGGGATACTTGGACGGCGACTTGCCCAATGCAAACGCCTGTTGGGGCGCATATCTGCGGTCGCTCGGCTATCGGCGCTATATCATGCCGGACACTTGCCCGGACTGCTACACGGTCGGCAGATTTGCTGATGAGCACCCGCGCGGGACGTATATTCTCGCGCTTTCTGGTCATGTGGTCTGCGTGCAGGATGGTGTAATTTACGACAGCTGGAACAGCGAGAACGAAATCCCGCTTTATTATTGGGTCAAAGAAACGGAGGAATGAACATGGCATATCCCTATTTCAATCCCTATTATCCGCAGCCAATGCCGGACAACCTCATGCAGATGCGGCAGATGCAGCAGCCACAGATGCAGCCCATGCAGCAGCCTATGTCGCAGCCAGTGCAACAGAACCCCATTGCACAGGGCGGCGTGCAGTGGGTAAGCGGCGAGCAGGAGGCGAGAGGGTATCTCATCGCGCCGAACTCCGCTGTGGCGCTGTGGGATTCTACCGCGCCGACTGTGTATCTCAAGCAGGCGGATGCAAGCGGCAAGCCGACGCTAAAGATTTATGACCTTGTAGAACGCGCAGAAACGCCCCGTACAGCGCCGCAGGAAAAGGGCGTGGAATTTGTCACCCGCAAGGAGTTTGACGCGCTGGCGGCTCTTGTGGGCGAATTAAAGGGCAAGAAGAAGCGCAAGGAGGACGATGACGATGAATAACCCCTTTTTCGGTGCGCTCGGCGGCGGGCAGATGCCTGGACCGATGGGTGAGCTGATGCAGCTCAAGCAGAAATTCCAACAGTTCCAAAGCGGCTTTCAGGGAAACCCAAAAGAAGAAGTCAATAAGCTCCTGCAATCTGGCGCTATGAGCCAGCAGGAGTTAAACCAACTGCAATCTATGGCAAAACAGTTTGAGCATTTATTCCATTGATCTTATCGTGGCCGCGATTTGATAAATAAAATTTATGAAAGGAGAGATAATATGTCTCTTTCCGACGGTGCTCCCATGATGACTATGCCGGTCGCGCCCGCGAACAATTACGGCGGCGGTATGGGCATGTGGGGCGACAGCTGGATCTGGATTATCGTTCTTTTCCTCTTCGGCTGGGGCCGCAACGGATTTGGCAACGGTAACGGCGGTGGTGTAATGGACGGCTATGTTCTGACCTCCGACTTCGCAAGTGTTGAGCGTAAGCTTGACAGTATTGCAAATGGCGTTTGCGATTCCACGTTTGCCCTGAACAATGCCATTTCCGGCGGCTTTGCTACGACCACGCAGGCCATCAATACCGGCTTCGGCAATGCCGAACTTTCCCGCGCCAACCAGCAGGCCGCGCTGATGCAGCAGCTCAACGCCATGCAGATGCAGGCTGCAAATTGCTGCTGCGAGAATCGCGCGGCTATCGCGCAGGTGCGCTACGACATGGCGACGCAGGCGTGCGACACTCGCAACACGGTCAACACGGCAGCCCGCGACATCATTGACGCGAACAACCAGAATTCGAGAGCAATCTTGGACTTCCTCACGCAGAGCAAACTGTCCGATCTCCAGACTGAGAACCAGAATCTCAAGCTGGCTGCGTCTCAGGCTGCACAGAATAACTACCTCATTTCGCAGCTTCGCCCTTGCCCTTCCCCCGCCTACATTACCTGTAACCCGTGGGCAGGTAGCGGCTACGGCGGCTGTGGTTCCGGCTGCGGCTGCTGACAACTGCATAGCATAGCTTTTTGTTGGCGATGTTTTGTTGACGTCAACAAAATGTTCGGCCCCGTGCCGATACTGACAACAACGCGGCGGGGCTATTGCCTCGCCGCTGTATTTTAATTGCCTCGATTTCGAGGCATATGAAAGGACTGATTATTTTGGCAGAGTACACAAACGCGAATATTGTGAGCGTAGCCGCAGGCCAGAACATTCCCCTGACTGAAACGGCGGTCAATAGCAAGCCCTGCATCGTGCATCGTCAGGGCGCAGGCGTTGTCACGCTTCGCGGCCTCACCAATCAAAACCGCGCTCTGTTTCGGGTTTCCTTTGGCGGCAACATCGCTATTCCCACCGGAGGCACGGTTGAGTCCATCACGGCGGCGCTTGCCATTAACGGAGAGCCGTTGACCAGTGCAACGGCGGTCGTCACGCCCGCGGCGGTAGGGAACTACTTTAACATTTATGTTTCCGCACAGGTCTGCGTTCCGAAAAACTGCTGCCTGACGGTCGCAATGGAAAACACCAGCACTCAGGCCGTCAACTTCGCCAACTCGAACCTGACGGTTGAGAGAATCGCGTGAAAGGAGAATGGACATGAGCAAGAAAGCAATGTATGATTTGCGCAATATGCTGTGCGACGAACTCGACGAGCTGGCACGTAAGGGCGAACTTGGCGCGGGCGATCTCGAAATTGCGCATAAGCTGACTGGCACCATCAAGAACATCGATAAAATCGAGATGATGGAGGACGACGGCTATTCCCGCGATGAAGACTATTCTCGCCGCTACTCCCGCGATGGAGACCGGCAGTCGGGTATGCGCGGCGGTTATGAACGGGATATGTCCAATGCGAGACGCGGCACGCACTACGTCCGCGGCCACTATTCCCGTGATGGCGGAATCGACAGCATGAAACGCCAGTTGCAGGAAATGCTGGACAACGCCGACGACGAAAGCATCCGCAGGGCCATCCAGCGCTGCATGGACACGATCGAGGGCTAAAGGGGGTGCTCCCCTATGGTCGACGAGAATGAGGTCAAGCGCTGGATAGCTCGCCTTGAAACAGAGGAATCGAGTTGGACAAACTATGAGCGCCTTGCCGTGCTGTATGCCATCCGTGACCAGCAAAGCGGCAGCAGAGAGAGGGCTTTGCCGATGGCATACTCCGCAGCGCCCGCGCCAGTTAGCGCCGAAACATACGGCGACAGCGATTTTCTGCGCGCGGTGGCAGATGTTCCACCGGACAAGGCGTGGGAGATTATGGACGAGCTGATGGACAGCTTGAAAATCGTAAACGAGCGCGTCTATAATAGCGTCATGCGCAAACTGGAAAAATAAATTGCAGATGGAATTACAGATGCGTGTCAAAAAACCGTGTAATATCAATGCTTTTGCGGATTTGGTTGCGGGTTCGACTCCCGCCGCCTCCACCAATAAAAAAACCTCGCAGTCTCAACGGCTGCGGGGTTTTTCTTGTATTTGCAAGGGTTTTCGGTCTTACCTGTTTGCACATTACTTGCGATATTTGCAAGCCATCTTCCGCCAAAACAGTGTTTTTGCAGATGAATTGCAGATGAAATTACAGATGAAATTCGGATTCAAAAAAGCCGTCAACGGCATCTGCCACTGCTACGGCTTTATCATCCATGGTGTGCTGATATACATTTTTAAGCATGTTGTTTGTGGAGTGCCCCATGCGCTCCATTGCGTATTTGTCCGGGACATTGAGCCTGAGCATAACCGATGCGTTTACATGGCGCAGGTCGTGGAAGCGAAACGGCGAAACTCCGCAGCGGGCACACGCGCGTTGCAGATGCTTATACAGGACATTTCTGGTTGCGTGGACAATATACTCATCTGTTCGCGGTGTTGCGTCAAGCAGCCCCATAATATACGGCGGCACTTTTAGTTTTCTGTTGCCGCTGTAAGTTTTTGGCTGCTTGAGCTGCGGGCCGTCCTCACCGTCTACCATTGCTTGCTTGATCGTCAGGATATCACCGTCAAGACACTCCCATGTTAGACCTCTGATCTCCGATGTACGGAGGCCGAGCCAGACGGCCAGAAGGAAAGGCAATTCAAAGCCCGTGCCCTTGCAATCCTCGTGCAGAATTCTAATTTCTTCCATGGTAGGTATTTTGATTTTGGGGGCTTCCTTCTGCGGCAAAGATACACGGAACACCTTATCCGGGCATTCCTCTGCCATTGCCGCCGTAAATAAGCCGTAAGCGTTGCGGACGTACTTAGGGGACTTTTCACGTGCCATCTTATTCACGGCACGCTGCACGCGATCCTGCGTCAACGCGGAGCACTTAACGCTCATCAGCTCCTGGAAAACCACCTTGCGGAGTTTTCTGTACCCGTTGACGGTGGAGGGGGAGAGTATTGCGTCCTTGCTGTCAATGTATCGGTCGATAGCATCACCAACCGTGCGCTCAGACGCATGAGCGGCAGACTTCGCACCGGACTTCAACGCGGCGGCTTCATTCTCCGCTTGCCGTTTGGTAAGGGCTGTGACGGACACGCGCTTTCCGTCTACCATGACACTGACATTCCAGTTGCCAGATGGTAGCAGTTTTGCTTTTGGAATTTTCATTAAATCCCCCTCCAATCAATGTACAAGCACCATGCAGCCAGCAAGACGATAATGACAAACATTATAGCAATCACGCCGTTGCGGATACGCACTCCGCGCCGCATGATCTCGATGGTATCGGCCTTTGCGTCCACATGGCGTTCCAACTCATCGTTCCGAGCTTGCAAGGTTTCCTCGGTCGGCGTCAAGTGTTCTATGATTTCGCACGTCTTATCGATCGAAACGCCGAGAGCTTTACAGATTGCAACAACGGTATAAAAAGATGGAGCTTTCGACAATTTAGAAAAATAGTTCTGCACGGTGGACAGTGGTACGCCGGAAGCGTCGGAAATGTCCTGATAGGTCAATTTCAATTCTTCTTTACGGATTCTGCACACTTCTTGAATGTTCATTTATGCCACCTTAATTTCTCCGATTTTTGCGCCGCGAAGTCGTAAGATGAGGGCTTGTCGAACCGCGTCGAGCGCTGTCTTATTGCAAGGTTTTGGTATTGAAGTAGTTAGGTAAAGCGGAGTATGGTCAAAACAAGCAGCGGCGACCGCTTCCCGCTTGCTGCGAAAAGGCCCCGCCGTTTGTTGCAGAGGGCGGCGGGGCCTTTACTTCGAGATATTGATGCTTGCACCGCTATGTGCAACAATCGACATATAGCCCCGTTACTATAATTACTTGGAGGGACACAAAATGTTGCGTAATGGCGTAAAAAATAATACAATAAGAGAAACGGATATTGAAATAATGCGAGAGAAAGTACTTTATTCCGCGCTATCACTCGCACCAGAAGAAAAAATCCAGCTTCTAAGGTTTATTGAAGGAGGGGTATGCCATGAAAGAGCTAACAAAAGCATGGTACATAGACGCGAAAATGGTTGACGCAGTAAATCGGTGTATGGACGCAATCCACGCGTCCGGGCTTTCTGCCAGCAGCGCGGAATACTTACCCGCCTGTTTAGATCAGGCAATCAAAGCAAGCAATCAGCTTGCTGCGCAAAGCACTCCGTTTCGCGAAACCCATGTGAGGGTAGAAGAAACGAACGGCGGGTACGATGTCACGCCTTGTGAGCTATTATTTGTTCAATAGCTGCCGACGCAATGCCCTTTGATATTGTTTCGATTACCGTCAAAGAAACAGACCCAAGGGAGTGAAGTATTCCTGCCGTTTTCTCCCATTGCGATTTTTCAGCAATTGTCGCTATAAACTCATGTCCCTTTGGTGTGACATAGTAGATAGATGGCAGTTCATTATGACGAAAATTTTCAACTGGGTCAAAGTGAAAATCTGTTGCCAGGTACCCACTTTCGGAAAGCTGGATGATGTGATAAATCAAAGCCCCTGTATCATATTTGTTCAGCGGCGGGATGTGCCGCATGGAATCCACATATAAAACATGGTATCTCGCTGCGGTGCATCTTCCGATTTCTTCCGTTTTGATGTAGGTATGTTCCTCGCAAAAGAGCATCAAATCGCGGACGCAATCAGGGTCAAGTTTCATTTCTTCACCCTCTTGCTTTCCAAAAAATCAATATACCGGTAAATCTCGTCCAGTTCCTCCGCAGACGCGGAGCGAACAAACCGAGAAATTTTCTCATCCGAGCCCTCGCCCTCTGTGGCGGGGGCTTCTTTTATGCCCTTGGCCTCGACCAGTTTCCGCACCGTCTCAATATCTTTTAAGCACTTTTTGGTTTCTTCCGGGGTCTTTCCTTCGTGCAGGAGGATGTCATCGGGGGAGACGTTGAGCGTTAAACACATTTGCACAGCAAGTTCTTTTGATGGCAAATTCAAATTTTTGCTTCTGCGTAAGTCAGATACCCATCTATTGTTTTTCCCAAATTTTCGAGAAAACGAAGCTTCACTAATATCTTTTCTTTTGCAATAAGCCTCGATAAATTTAACGCAATTATTACCGAGAGTAACGCTATTTAATGTTTTCGGCATATTAAATTCCTTTAAATTATATCTATTCCGTATAATGCCGCTTGGGCTAATATTTTTTGATAGGCTTTAGAATTAGAGTTTTTCATTCTGGAGTATCCAGATAATGATTTTGGGCACAACGCAGGAAGATATTCTTGCAATCGATAATATTCATGTCGGATAGAACGCTTTCTAATTCGTTCTTCTTCCATTTCTTTAATTAAGCGCTTCCATTTAAAATATGCAAATACGTTTGGGAAATCTCTTATAGAGAGATGCGGGTATATTCCAACTTTTTGAAAATAGGAATCAACTCGCGCTTCTTCTTCCCATGCTTGCTTATGTGCACCTAAATTGTGCAAATGCGTTATGTCAGATATGTAAGCATCGTACTTCCAAATCATATCTGATATAAACATTAAGCTATGTGCTTTTCTTACACATTCTACGGCAAGTGCAATATTTTTCTCTTTGTAGTATTTTGCGAAGCACTGACCGCGCAAGTAATATTCTACACGGCCTGTAGGGGAATCTCCGTTTACCTCTGTACATGGGACAGGAATATTTCTTATCCCATCAACGGTTGAAAAATCATAAAAGCTTCTCAATCTAACGACCTCTTGTTCTCTTATTTGAGAATAAGCGTCGTTTTTTTCTTCGAGCGGTTTAGATCCGTCATCAAAAATATTGTAAGCCATACTTTAATAATAACTGCCAAATCCAACGACATGTGTTTGTCCATTCTGCTAAATCCTACATTTTGTTGTCAAAGGCGTTGACATCCACCGTTATGTAGGCTATAATAGCCTTACAGAACTTAATTAAGGCAACAAAAAACCAAGCCCCCAACGGATTTCCCGTTTTTGCGGACTTATAACCGATATTTTGTTGGCTGACACTTACATAATAGCGGTGTTGGTTGTGTTTGTCAATATAAAGTTCTGAACTTTATAAGGAGGGGAGAACGCTTGGAATTAAAGGCAATCCGAGAAAATGCCGGTTTGCGGCAGGAAGACGTAGCAAAGAAACTCCGCGTAAGGGTTTCCGCTGTGTCGAACTGGGAACGCGGAGTGAATGGTATCGCAAGCAAGTACATTAGACCGCTGACCAGATTGTACGGTGTGACCGAAACAGAGATCAGAACAGCATCAGAAGCAGCGCAGACCGCAAGGGCGGTCAAGGAGGGATCATGAACTGGATTATCGTAATCGTTGCCGGGATTATTGTCATCTGCGTTTCACATTGGCTTGAGGGAAAGACAGGTTTCTTTTTGTGCCTGTTGGCAGTAGAAGCAATCTCTATCATTGCCATAGTCACGGCGGTAGTGGTTATCCTTGTGGGCGTGCTCGAAACGCCACAGTCCATCAATAACTTTAACCGCCAGAAGGCATACATCGAAATGCACGAAGCGAAAAACGCCGTGGAAGATGCGGCGCTGACTTCCAAGAAAATCGAGCTGAATGAGTGGCTTTATGACGCACAGTGCAGCAAATCCCGATTCGGGAGTTGGAGCTTTTACCCCGACAGCATTTTTGACTTGGAGCCGATTGAATGAAAGGGCATAAGAAAAGCCCTGTTCAGCGTAGCAGGCCGAACAGGGCACCGGACAAATCTCACCACAAGATATTGTGTCCGTGCTTATTGTAGCACGGGAGAAAGGAAAAGGCAAGATGCTAAAGCCACAACAGTTAACGCGACGGCGAAACGACCTTGAACGAGCCGTGCGCGGCGCGATGGGACGGGCGTTGATTCGCACCGGCAAGGAGCTGGGCGAGGAAATCGGCCTATCGGAAACGCAAATCTGTAATCGAATGGCGGGGCGTTCCCGCTGGACGTTAGAGGAAATTTGGGAGCTTGATCGAGTTTTGCAATTTACGGACGCGGAAAAGCTCATGCTGATCGGAGGCGCGAAATGATCGACACACTGATTTTTGGCTGCATCGCCGCTACGGTGATCGCGCTGAACGGCTGCGACTTTACGACGAGCCTCGCCGTCATCGGCGCGTGCGCGGTGTGCAAGGGGCTGTATAATCTGCTGCCGTTCCTCGACAGGGGGTGCAGACGGTGAGAAGGCATGACAAGCGCACGAGAGAGCAGCGCAAGGCGGACGAATCGGCACTGTTTGCGGCGGCGTGTTTGGGCGCGACGATCCTCTTGATCGTGATCTCAATCCTCGCCACCAGCGCACAGGCGGTCGAAGCGGAACCGGAAGAAACTCCCATTGTAGAGGAGTATGATCCCGCGTGGGACATTCCCGCGACTGAAAGCGCGGTGTGCAACGACGTTTTTCTTGGCGAGTTTACGCTGACGGCCTATTGCCCCGGACGCTGCTGCTGCGGCAAATGGGCAAGCGGCTACACCGCAACTGGCACGCTGGCGACCGAGGGACGCACAATCGCGGTTGACCCGAAGCTGATCCCTTACGGGACGCACGTGCTACTGATCTGGCCGGACGGCACGCAGCACAGCTATATCTCGGAGGACTGCGGTGGCGGCGTAAACGGGAACCACATCGACGTGTTTTTTGACGACCATCAGGCGGCGCGCGTTTTTGGCGTGCAGAGCGCGATGGTGTATTTGGAGGCGGAGGAATGATGCACTGCGATTCGTGCGGTGCTGATTTTGAGCACCCGGGCATTTACAAAGCGCGAGAAAACCTCGACGGAGAGCGCGGCGTGTGGCTGCACATTGAGGAGAGCTGCCCGTACTGCGGGAGCGAATTTTTGAAGGAGCGAAAAGATGAAGATGCAGACGATATCGACGCTCAGGATGAGCCACAAGGAGTGGCTTAAAGAGCGCAAGAAGAGCCTCGGCGGCAGCGACATGGGCGCGGTGCTGGGGCTGAACAAATACCGCTCGCCATACACGGTATGGGCGGAGAAGACCGGCAGGCTCGGTGAAGAGCCGGAAAACGAGGCGATGCGGCAGGGGCGTGACCTTGAGCAGTACGTCGCGAGCCGCTTTGAAGAAGTGAGCCGCATGCCGGTGCGCCGGATGAACTACCTGATGCGCCGCAATGACTGCCCACACCTGCATGCAAACATTGACCGAAAGGTGGTCGGACTTAACGCGGGTCTTGAGTGCAAGACTGCGAGCGCGCTGAGCCTCAAGCGCTACGAGGGCGGGGATTTCCCCGAGAGCTACTATGCACAGTGCGTGACGTATCTTGCCGTGACCGGCTGGGCGCGGTGGTATCTCGCGGTGCTGGTGCTCGGCAAGGGCTTTTACTGCTACCAGATCACGACAACTCCCACCGATGACACGCCGGAATGGTGCGAGAGCAGCGTATATGTCAGCCCGGATGAGATCGAGGCGTTGAAACGCTGTGCAGCGGACTTCTGGCGCGACTACATCGAGGCCGACAGCCCGCCGCCGATGGACGGTATGGAGAGCACGACGGAGACGATCACGAGCATCTACGAGGGCGGCGGCGGCGAGGTTGAGCTGTTCGGGCGCGAGAGCCTGATCGAGCAATATCAGTACCTGATGAGCCAAAAAAAAATCATCGAGGAGGACGCGGACACCATCAAGCAGCAGCTCATGAACGACCTCGGCGACAACGAGACGGGGTTCTGCGGGCGCTACACGGTGAACTGGAAGGGGCAGAGCCGCGCGACGTTTGATGCAAAGGCGTTTGCAAAGGATTACCCCGAAATGGACTTGAGCAGTTACTACAAAACTACAAATTTCCGCAAATTTGCGGTGAAGGAGGACAAAGAAAGATGAAGGAAGGATTGATTCAGAACGCGCAGGGCGCACAGGCTGTCAAGGCAGGAAAGCCGACGATGCAGCAGTACATCAAGCAGATGGAGGGTGAGATCGCCAAGGCGCTACCGAGCGTCATCACGCCGGATCGCTTCACGCGCATCACGCTTTCTGCTCTGAGCGCAAACAAGCAGCTCGCGCAGACGACGCCGCAGAGCTTCCTCGGCGCGATGATGACGGCAGCACAGCTCGGCATGGAGCCGAACACGCCGCTTGGGCAGGCGTACCTGATCCCGTACCGCAACCACGGCCAGCTGGAATGCCAATTCCAACTGGGATATAAGGGGCTTATTGACCTTGCGTACCGCAGCGGTGAGGTCAGCATCATTCAAGCGCAGGTCGTTTACGAAAACGACGAGTTTGAATATTCCTTCGGCCTTGAGCCGAAGCTCAACCACAAGCCCGCCTGCGGCGAGCGCGGCGAGCCGAAGTTCATCTACGCGATGTTCCGCACAAAGGACGGCGGCTTCGGCTACGACGTGATGAGCGTTGAGGACGTTCGCAACCACGCGAAGCGCTTTTCCAAGGCATACAGCAATGGCCCGTGGCAGACGAACTTCGAGGAAATGGCAAAGAAGACTGTGCTCAAGCGCGTGCTCAAGTATGCGCCGCTCAAGAGCGACTTTGTTCGCGCGGTGGCGCAGGACGAGACCATCAAAACGAAGATCAGCGAGGACATGTATTCCGTGAGCGATGACACGGTCATCGATACGGAGAACTTCACCGTGGATGAGACGACCGGCGAGGTCATCGAAAGCGACGGTGACGCACAGTGAGCATGAATCGCGTGTGCCTGATGGGACGCATCGGGCGGGACTTGGAGCTGAAAAAGACGAACAGCGGCGTATCCGTTGTGTCGTTCCCTCTTGCCGTTGATCGCAACGGCAAAGAGGGCGGCACAGACTGGATCGACGTTGTCGCATGGCGCGGCACGGCGGAGGTGCTCTGCAACTACGCCGATAAGGGTCGCATGATCGGCGTCGAGGGGCGCTTGCAGATGCGCGACTGGACGGACAAGAACGGCAACAAGCGCAGGAGCTGCGAGGTGCAGGCTGACAGCGTGTATTTCGCAGACAACAGGCGCGCGGAGGATAACAACACCGCCGCACCGCAATACGCCACAGAGAGCGCCGCAGGCGGCTTTGCAGAGGTCAGCGAGGACGAATCCGAGCTACCGTTTTAAGGCGGTGACGGTATGGGAGCTGCATCTGCAAGGTGCTATGTAAAGGCATATTACGACTGGATCGAGCAAACAGCAGCACTGGAAGATGACGAAAAAGGCCGTCTGTTTGTTGCGATTTTAGAATATGCCAGGTCGGGTGAAATTCCAGACAACCTCGGGAGAGAATCCCTTTTATTTCCGGTATTTAAGTCGGTCGTTGACCGTGACGCTCAAAAATCTGATGCGCTGGCTCAGAATGGAGCGGCTGGCGGCAGAGCACCAAAAGCAAATGCAAGCAAATGTAAGCAAACGCAAGCAAATGCAAGCAAATGTAAGCCTACTAATAACATAAGACATAAGACAGAAGACGAAGAACATAAGACAGAAAACGATATACCCTCTAAATCCCCCTCTACGAGGGACGCATTCGAGCGTTTTTGGTCAGTTTACCCGCGAAAAATCGGGAAACAGTCTGCTAAGAGAGCTTTCGAGCGGGTCAAAGTCCCACTCGAAACACTTGTGACCGCAGTGGAGCGGCAGAAGTGCAGCGACCAATGGACGCAGAACAACGGGCAGTTTATTCCACACCCCGCTACATGGCTGAATCAAGGCCGGTGGGACGATGAGCTACCCGAGAGCGGCAGAGGGTATCACTACGACTACGGCAACACGGAGGGGAGCCTATGAACGTTGACGCATTGATCGACAGCATCGCGAAAAAGGCCGAGCCTGTGCGTGATCTGGTCGACTACGAGAAAGACGGGCTGCTGTACTGCGGCCATTGCAACACGCCGAAGCAGTGCCGGATCCCCATCGGTGGGACCGTCCGCCTTGTCGGCTGTCAGTGCGCTTGCGCGGCGCGAGAGTACGAAGCGGAGAAGAAAGCACGCGCTGACCGCGAGAAGCGACTACGCATCGAAACGCTGCGTGCTGACGGAATCCGCGACAAGAGCCTGACGGCGTGCCGGTTCGACAAGGCGACGATGAGTGACGAGATCGTCAAATGCAAACGCTATGCCGACGCATGGGACGATATGCGGCGCGAGAACAATGGGCTTCTGCTGTGGGGCAACACCGGCAACGGGAAGACCTTCGCGGCGGCGTGTATCGCCAACGAGCTGATTGACCGCGGGATCCCGGCGATGATTACGAGCTTCCCGCGAATCCTCAACGCGGGATACGACAAGAAAGAAATCGTCGAGCAGGTGCACTATTACCCGCTGATGGTGATCGATGATCTCGGCGCAGAGCGCAGAAGTGAGTACGCAATGGAGACGGTTTACACGGTCATTGACGAGCGATACAAGGCCAAGAAGCCGCTGATCGTCACCACAAACCTGACGCTTGACGAGCTGTGTAGGCCGAAAGACATGACCTATCAGCGCATCTATGACCGCATCCTCGAGATGTGCACGCCGCTGGTATTCAAGGGCAATAGCATGAGACGCGACAAGGCAAATCAGCGCATGAGGCACGTCAAATCGGTGTTGGCAGGCGGTGCGCCGTGAGCGGGTATCGCGGGGGCATTTTCAAGTGCCCGTTTTACTCGCGGGACTACCGCGACTATCTCAACTGCGAGGGTGCGCAAGTCAAGCTGCCGAAAGAAGAGCTGGACGAATACACGCGGCGCTACTGCGCCAACGAAGAATGGCGGCGTTGCCCGATCGCCCGGGCGCTGACGCTGCACTACGAAAGGACGGAGAACCGATGAGCGAAAGAAACAGAGACAAGATCAAGAAACTCAAACACGAGATTGGCCGCTACGAAAAGCGCTGCGGCGACCTGATGAAGCTGAACGCGCAGCTTTCCAAGCGCGCCAGCGGCGTTGCCGAGATCAGCATTGCAACCGACGCGCTGCTTGCGCAGGTGGCGATTGCCTACGGCGAGGACGCAGTAGACCCCGATACGGGGGCGGTCATCGGCAAACGCCTGATGCTGCCGAAATTCGACGTGCGGAAGGTCTACCAGCAGTACGAAGTGCATGCCAGAAGGGATGGCGAAAACTACATCATCGGCGTCGGGTTGCGTGACGATCCTGCGGACGGCAAGCGGGAAACTGCCGGGAATGCCACTGAGAGCGCGCAGGAGCGTTTGGGATTCGAAAAACGTGAAATGACACCACCGGAGGATAAAAACGCGCAGAGCGCGTCTCAGGGCGATTTGCAGGAGGCTAACGATGGCGCTGACATCGGCTGACCTTGCGAGGCTGGGGCCTGCGGCACAGAAGCAGGTGCTTGACAAGCTGGCAGGCGCGCAGAAGCCGAAAAAAAGCAAATACGGAAACCGCAAGGTCGTGTGCGACGGAATCAAGTTTGATTCCGAGCGTGAGGCGGCGCGGTTCGGCGAGCTGAAAGTGCTGCGAGCGATGGGCAAGATTCGCGATTTGCGGTTGCAAGTCAATTTCACACTCGTTGAAGGCTACACAACCATCGAGGGTGAGAGAATCAATCCGATGGTCTACCGTGCGGATTTTGTTTACGAGCGGGCGACCGACCCGGACTGCAACGGCACTGTGCACTGGCTGCGCGAGGTCGAGGACGCAAAGGGCGCGAAAACGAAAGACTATCTGCTGAAGAAGAAACTGATGCAGGACAAGTACGGCATCATGATCCGCGAGGTGTGAGATGAGCTTTGAGCATTGCCACTTCTGCAAGCCGCCAATGCGGCACGTAGGCTGTCACGGCGATTGCCCGTACTATCAGGCGGATATCGCCAAGTACACCGAGGCGAAGGAAGAAGAAGCGCGCCAAACGCAGGAACGCGGTGCCTATTGGGGCGCGCGGCAGTTTAAGACGAGGCGCTATCAACGAACGAAATGAGGGAGCGAAAAGATGTTGACAGAAAAAGAGTTGGGCGAACGGCTCAAAAACGTTCGCGAAGTGCGCCGCATCAGTCAGTTTCGGCTTGGCGAAATGGCGGAATGCGAGGGGATAAGATGAAGCACCTCGGTGATATTACGAAGATCAACGGCGCGGAGATC